CACCGCCGTGTCGGTGATGCTCATGACCTCACGGCTGATGCGCGAGCGGCCAAAGGGGCGGTTCAGGTCCTGATGGTAGGGGATCAGGTACACAGGCACATGATCCATGTACGTGTTACATGGAGCGTCCGCATGATAGCGGCCTGATTGCGTGCGGCGTATACGAATCGTGTAGCCGGGCATGTAGAGCATGAGTTCGGAAGGCATGATGGTGTTCGCCTGCGCGTACTGTGAGCGGTCGATATCGGTTATCGACAACGCCGCCGACAGGCCGCGACGGGCGTAATCCCACAGGCCGGTCTCATAGAGCGCGCTACGGAACGACACGGACACCTTCGAGCGCAGACCATCCTCGGGTTCCGCGCTGCGCACGTTCAGGAACGAGCATGAGTGAATGAGCGCGCTGCGGATGGCCTGCGGCAATTCCACGTCGAAGTCGTTGTCTGAAAGAATCGAATCCAAACCCAACGGATCGCGGCCGTCGTCGCCGACTCCGACGAAACCATCGAACACGATGCGGTCGGCCAAAGCGTCCACCGATTTCTGCGGCCAGCCCACGACCTCGCTTATCCCCGCCATGCTGTCCGGCACGGCGATGGACAGATTCTTAAGCTCGTTGCGCCCGTCGTAGTATTTGGTGCGCAAAAGGTTACGTTCGAGCTTCTGGGACCATTGACGTATCATCAAATCCCACGGTTCTCGGCACTCGTCGGGCAGATTATCGACCTGCACGTTTTCAAGACTGGGAATCTGCATCAGAATGCCACCGCCTTCGCTCTTCTTCCCGGATGACGTTTGGAAGTCTTGACGTTCCAATACGCGAGAGCCACCGCTTCCACGGGACTCACGTCGATGTTCTCCATGGACGGCTCGTAGCCGAACCCGTCGCCGATTTTCCTGTGCTTCGCATGACCCACCGCCTCGTCAAGCAGAGGTTGGCCGAAATGGGTAAGCCCATGGTCGTTCACGGCCTGTTCGAGCATCGAACAAGCGTCCGCCACGTCGGAAGGGCGCGGAACCACGATCACTCTTTTGGACACGCCCTTGTCGATGAGGCTGTTGACCAGGGTGGGCGCTCCCACGCGCCCGTCGATGATGATGCCGATGGCCTTGCGCCATCGTTCCGCACCGTCCTTCTCGGCGGTCAGCCAGTCGGCCAGCCAGCCGGTGCCGCCGCGCATGCTGCGCGAGGCGATGACCTCCACGTGCGGCAATTCACTCGACTTGCGGGGCGGGCGCACGCACGCCACGAGGGTGACGTTCGCGCCGTCCGCGCTGAACTTGACCGCATACGAGTTGTAGCCATCCATGCAGGGGTTGTCGGTCTTGCACTTGGCCCACTCGTCAACATCGATATCGGACAGCGCGCCGGCCTGATCGTTCCACCAGCCGAGACGTTCGCGGGCGAAACCGTCCGGCGTCATCTTCTCCGACTCGGAAACGACCACGCTTTTCAACAGGCGGGTGCCGAGCGATGGATTGTATTGGTACCAGCGTTGCTGGTCGTGCACGTCGCCTATCTCGTTCGCCGCCCATTCGAACCAGCACAGGTTCTTCGGCGGCTTGTCCCTGTGCGCGTTGCGGCGCATGCGCGCGAACACCGTGCCCGGCGAAGTCGGCGGGGTCGGCGTTCCCGTGTAGATGGTCAACGGATTGCCCGAGGGTGCCGACGAGATGGCGGGCTGTATGGCCTCCATCTGCTCGTCGGTCAGCTCCTGCGCCTCGTCGCACACCAGCACGTCCACCGTGAAGCCACGGCCCGAACTCTTCGAACGGGCGATGAACTCAATGCTGCCACCGTTCTTCAACACGATGGCCTCCTGGCCGTTCGTGGCCCGAATGTAGGTGACCAGTTCCGACAGTTCGGGGAACTTGCGCGCGTTCTCGAAGTAGTATTTCATGCGCAGGAAATGCTTGCGGCAGGTCTTCACCTCATGCGCCGTGTGCAGGATCTTCATACCGAGGATCGCGGCAAGGTACAGCTCCGTGAACTCAAGAATCGCGTTCTTGCCGTTCTGGCGCGGCACCGCGCACCCGCAATCCGACGCCGCCCATTGCAGCTTCGAATCCGTGGCGAGCCACCCATCAAGCACGATACGCTGCCACTTATCCGGCTTCATGTCGTAGCCGGCGGCGAGCGCGCACGCCTCTCCTCCCTCGGACTGCGCGTGCTTGGGAACCAGAGCGAAGCTAGGTTCCTGTACGCCTCTTCGCCTTGCCACCCTCGATCACCCTCAGCTTCCGTCGTTCGGCTATCTCATCGAGCGGCGTATGCCGCTCCTGCTGTTTCACTTTCGCCTGCGTGATCTGGCTGCGTGCGGCTGGCGTGATCCCGTAATCCTGCAGCAGCTTGTTCAGTATGGGCACGCTGGCGAAATTGCCGGAACCCCAGATGTCCGCGTGGATCAGGGCGGCGTTCATGAGGTTGTCCCAGTCGGCCTCGGTCCACGAGTCCGCGCCGGGGGTGGAAGCCAAATGCTCCCACCATCGCACGGTAGCCTCGGGCCATTCGATGCCGTCAGGCAGGTTGGGCTGTACTGTCGCGGTCTTGGCCAACTGGGTCACCTCGAATCAATGTCTAGGAGCCGCTGGAGCGGCTAGCGCGAGCGGAACCGGCGGCACGAGAGAAATCAAACTCGCCCTGCACGTATCTCGGACGCATGACAATCACCTCCATCGGGAAATCAGGAGCCAGATGAACGGGACGCCACTTTCCCCCGAGCGAGTCGCTTGCCGGTTTTCCAGTCAATACCTCGCTTGGCGAGAATACGACGCGCGGCCCTTACGGCTTCATTATCGGAATTACCCTGCGCCGTTTTCAATGCTTTTTCAACGGAAGAGGGAGGACGTACCGCGCCGGATTGAACCCGAGAACGGTATTCCGCACGTGCGGATTCTCTCTGCGTATGGTAATCAGATGACGCGCGTTGAGCGGCTTTTTGGAATGCCTTCGCTCCGCGGCTGGTGCGAATCTGCCGGTTCGAGCGCATCTTGTCGTCCGCAAAACCGCTTATCGGACTCGACAAGCCACGCTCGGCCAAGAATTCAGATTCAGATTGAACCTTTGTGTGTCGTGCCACGAGATTCTCCAATCACAAGAGACAACAAGATCAGGAGCCGGAGGAACGCGAGCCCCCGCGAGAAAAAGCGCTGCGGATACGACCGGCCACATTACGCACCGCACTACCGGCACGCTGGAACAGGTTTCGCATAATCCACCTCCCTCCAAGCACGAAAATCGGACAGGAAAAAATCAGGAGCCGGAAGAACGGGAAGCGGTTCTGCTGTTGGCCCGTTTCATCGATAGGATTTTCTTCGCCCACGGTTTTCCCGCTTTTGCTGCGCGCTCAAGAGTTGGATCGTGGATGGCCCCGGATTCGACCAATTTGCGGTAATCGGCGAGTGCTTTTCTTTGACGTCGGGATTGTTCCTCGTCCTTAAGTGGATAGTGAAAGTTACCTCTTCGGTCAATGGTGAAATCTGGAGTGACCTTGATACCGCGTTCGGCGGCGTATTCACTGAAGGTCTGGGATTTACGCGCCATGAAAGTCTCTCTTCAATGGAAAAGCCGCCCCATAGGGACGGCTTGAACGAAAATATTGTTACCGGTTCACGATCCGCTCGATCGCGACGCGGAACGGGACGCACTCACACGCAGGGCGGATACACCGCCACCGGATGAACCGGAAGAGCGACGTCCATACCCCGTATAGCGGATATCGTTGGTGCTCGCGTAACGGACTCGCCTCATAACTCGCCTCCCAGCTTCCGAGCTACGGCCATGCCGTCCAGATACTTGTCGCCGAGCTTGCGAAGACCGTACTCGGCGAGGAAAGAGTCTTTATCGTCGCGCAAGGGGAATGCGATGGCGAACCAGTGTTCGGAATCGGTCGGCTCGACAAGCTTTTCCGGGCTGCGAGCCGAAACCAGCGCCTTGTGCAGAGCGGAGAGCTCGGCGAGGCAATCCTTTTCCAGATCATCGGAGTACTTGACGCCGGCGAGCGGGTCGGGCGTCTTCTCCGCGAACCCGAGACCGCCGACGAACCCCACACCGGCACCGAACGCCACGGCAGACGACCTGGCCGGCTTGTACGGGGCAAGCCTGTCG